TAGGAAGTAAAACATCATTACCTTCAGCAACTTCTTGTTTGTTTGTCTTTCTGATTTTCATTCTCTGTCTGGCCAAGCAAATCGGCCCCATTCCCATCCTAATGGAGACTGGGTCACTGAGCCGTCTTCCGCATATCTGACATTTTACAAACATCTTCCACCCCTCACTCATTCAACTCAACTAATTCATAAGTCCTTTCAAATCCTACTTTTTGCAGGATAAAAACCATCCTCACTTGACGATTGATAGACCGAATTACAATTGTCCCGACAAGCTCTAATTCCTCCCTACGATACATCGGAATGACTTGGTCTAACCAAACCAGAAATCCACCAGGCTTCAATACTTTAGCACATTCTTGGACAACTTTGTTCCGATTTACCATACAAATTCCGTAGTAATTCGTATCCTCTTCTGAATAAGGCGGGTTGGCTATTATCAATCTTGGAGAAAATGGGAGGAATTCGGATAGCTTTTCCGCATCTCCTACTATATCAGGCTTTAATTCGGGATTTATGTCAAATCTAATACCTTTAACCGATTCACTCAGCGAACCTGAAAATAAGTGAAGTATTTCGTTGTCTTCAATATCAGGGAAAAGACTCATCACTCTGTCTAGGTATCCCGGGGGGTATTCGCCATAATACTTGCTCTTGTCTGAATAGTCATTTCCAATAATCCATACTCCCCACAGCCACTGGTCGCTTGCCTGCAACGGACGGGAATATCGCTCAAACGTCCTGTTGTAATTTTCAGCTCTCTCTTTGAGTGTCAACATTTTCCATCCTCCTAATTCGTCCGTTATTCGTCCGTTCCCGTACGTAAGGCTGAACAATTTCAAAAAACCGCTCCGCATCCATAACCACTACGGGCTCCATTCTGCTTTTCTTACAAACCAACAACCAATCCGTTCCTTCTTCCCGATTCTCCTTTGCTTGCTTAATCCAACTAGGAAGTGACCAGCTTTCCTGCCATTTACACTCTATCGAGAAGGGAAAACGTTTTTTCGCTTCTCCTACCAATCTTATATCCGTCCCAGACTGACCCATTTCTCGGGAGGCTATCATTTCGTCCTTTCCCCAAGGAATTCCGAGAAGTTCAGAAATCTTTTCACAAACCCACTGCTGTAACTTTCTTCCTTTCGCCTTTGCAGATGAAATTTTGATTCTCCTTTTCTTCTTCATAATTTCCTCATTCCCGCCAGTTCAATATCTTCACTAGCACGTGTCTTCTCCCAAACTGAAACGCCTCAGCTTGAGTCTTTACTGCTATATCAAGGCGTCCTCTACCTATAGCTGCTCCCCTGTCTTGGACAATTCTTTTCCCAATTCCTCTTATGTACAATTCTGTCCCAAATGGCAATTCTTTTCCCGCCGCAACAGTTACTCCCGGGACCACAGGAGCACCCGAAGCTGTAATTCTTGGGTCTCCTTCATAACACATTCCTTCCTTCGCATGCGGGTCTAGTGGGGCGTACGCAGTAGCCTCGTATACTGACCACTGGTTCAGTTCGTCCTCTATCTTATTTAGGCATGTTTCAATGTCTTTTAACTTCACCTCTATCTTTTCGATTTCTTCTTGGAGTTTTTGTAGAGTGAGTGAAATTTCCTGAACACCCTGCCTTAGGTGAACGAATTGGATGAAAGGCATCACAATGAGAAGGTACATCAAGAGGAATAACATGATGTAGCGTACCAATATCTTCATCTTCATCTGTCTTCTTCCTCTCCTATGCACTCGTTTACCAAAAGACTTTCGGCTTTCCATCTGTTTTCTTCCTCTCCTATGCACTAGTTTACCAAAAGACCTTCGGCTTTCTCTTTTCCTGGAATCCTTCCTCAATCTCATTCCAGAGTTCAATTACAGCATTTCTCAACTCCTGTTCAAGGTTTTCCTCTTCAACTATCTGAATTGAACGTTCCAACGACCTATCCAGCTTCAGGTCCTTAATTGTGTAAACAGTGCTCCCGGTATTAGTTTTCAAAAATCTGAGATTTGCCCTGATATCGTCAATTCCATAGTCAAATAAGATATACACTTCAGCAGTTCGGTAGGGTTTCCATACTGATGATTTGAATACCTCTATTTCAGTATGGACACCTACCACTCTTTCGTGCTCCTTGCTTCGGATTTTCCTCTTTTCCTTTATCTTTTGCGGTGAGCCAAAGCGTAATCTCAGGCTGGAATAAAATCCTATAGCTTCACCCCCGGGACTTTTGTATTTCATCCCGTAAGGTCCGGCGTCGAGGTTTTGCCTAATCTGATTGGAACAGACCATAAGAACGTTTCGTTGGGTAATTATACGACAGGTTTTCCGTAACTCCTCAGAAAATTCCTTAGCTCGCCTCATCCCCATTTTATCGCCTTCTCCCATCTCCATATCGGTAGATAAAGCCGCAAGGGAATCAGCGAATACTCCATAAATAGTTCCTTTGTCCGCTTCTTCCTGAGAAACCCAATCCCGAACACTTTGGAATACTTCCGGGATAGTATTAGGAATGGTGTATTCGATTTCTCCGGTATCCAGTCCAAATATTCTGGCAAACTGTTTATTTAAGCGGGCTTCCGGGTCGTGGAACATAACGTTTCCACTCATACGCTGGATATTAGCGGCTATTTGACTCAACAATACTGTTTTTCCAGTCCCAGAAGGCCCGAATATCTCCACCAGAATCCCGAGAGGGATTCCTCCCTCTCGGAATCTACCTCCACTAATAGCAAGGTCTAGCAAGGTTGAACCTGTAGAGACCGTAATGTCTTTCCCGTCATATTGAGATTTTTCTTCCGGTTCTTTTGCTAGCTTTTCTTCAACTTGTTCGCTCAACTTTCTCCTTTTCATCTTCATCGTCTCAACCTCCGTTTATTCGCTCTCCGACGCCTTCAGACATTTTCCCCAAACTTCGCAATTATCACAATCGTCATAGCTGTCATTGTCTACTCCGAATTCATGACCGTAGGGACACTTGTTCTTTCCTTCACCCTTGGTTACTTTTGAATGGAGTTGTTGTCTTTTGAGGAAGGATTTCTTGGATTTCTTTTTGTCGTGTTCTTCCTCCTCCTCGTCCTCATCTTCTTCATCATCTATATCCTCGTCATCTTCTTCATCTTCTTCCTCTTCCATATCATCATCTATGTCCTCGTCTTCCTCTATCTTCCTTTTCTTCTTCTTGACATCCTCGTCATCATATTCTTCATCCTCATCCTCATCTGGATTCATGTTTCCGAAAAACATAGCTTCAATGGTGGGATACGGGAGAATTTCCAATATATCATCCAAAGAGGGTATCTTCTCCAAAATTGACTCGTCGTATGGTTTTTTCCTCTCAATGAAGTCAATCCTGGACACTTCTGCAAACTTGTTGGTTCCGAATGAGCCTTCAGCGAATCGAATTCTGAGGGTGTAACCTTCTTCCAAGTCCGGGAAGGTTTCATACTCCTCGTTTTCTTGTATCTCTTCATTGAGCTTATCCTGGAAAAGGAATTGGCTTATGTCCCAAATGTGAGGTTCCTCTGAGTAGTTCTTATTGTTCTTGGGGATGACAACATAAAGATTTCTCATCGAAGGCTTCAAAGCTCTTACTGTATCATCGTCCCACTTAGCTCCATCTTTCAATAATTGAGCACGATATTCACAAATAGGGCAAGGTTTTCCCACACTGCTGGGACAAACAACCGATTGATTGTCGGGTCCGACACCTCTGTGCAACCAGTAGGGTCGTTTGTACCAAAGTTCGCCTTTGACGGCAATGCCATATTCCTCATCACGGTCGGGGTGGTTGTCGCACGTTACAACGTATGGAATAATATCAAGTTCAACCCGAGTTCTTGGTTCCTCTTTGAAGATGTTTACACCCTTTGGGAGCCTCAGGTAGCCATATTGCGAAACACCTCGGGCTTGTCTTTCGGCGTTTCGACTTACAGCACCCTTAAACCTGCTTTTCTTCTTGTTCTTTTTCATTGGTTACGTCCTCCTTCTAATTTTCACGTGTTTGTTGTGTTCTTTTTGTCCACTCCTCTGGATATGCTCATTCCACTCTAACGACAAATCCCTTGGAGCAGAAGGGCCAGCGAAATAGCTCACACTCAACAGCTTGACTAGGTTTTCTAATGCAGTTTTCTTTTGGTCAATAGCTCTTACTGCGGCGGCCGCTACATCGTTTTCGTATTTAGCCTCAATGTATTTCTTTGAAGCCTCCTGATATTCAGGCTGAAGTAGAATGGTGCTAGCAATAGCTGATTCAGTCACCTTTGATAGTCCGTAGTTTTCGGGATTAGCTCTTATGTCCATTTCGAGTTTGGCTTTGATGAAATCCAGTCTCTCTTTAGCTTCATCCATCACTTTCTTTGTCCCAGCCTGATACCTTGCATATTTGTACATTAGGTCCGCTTGTTGTAACCATTCCACGTCTAGTGCGGTTTCGTCAATGCTAACGTCCTGTTCATAGTTCAAATCCAAAGTAATCCCTCCTTTTTATCTATTACCCCCAAGTCCTCACTTTACCATGAATCAACACATTCGCCGCATCTACCAAGGACGCTATCTCATCGCCCGCCGCCAACCAATATGGCGTACCATTTCTCACCAAGCATACCCAATTACCGCAGGTTCTCAAATCAAACGGATAAGGAAAGACGTGGTGGGCTCCGGGTAGTTCGTTGAGCATATCTAGCACTTTTTGTAGCAAAGCCTTCCCCAAATCTTCATCAGAAATTTCAACCCTTATTTTCACGATCTCCCTCCTTTTTATCTTCTTTTGCTGCTGTTATCATATTGAAAATACTAGGAACTGCTACTGTGAGTTCAGAGGGCGAAAGTTTTCCGAAAATCCCTGAATCCACCGTAGTTTTCTTTGTTTCTTCATCTTCTTCCACGCAGACTAAATAGTATATAATCCCGTTGCCTTCCACCTCTCTCACAATGTTCCCATCATCATCGTAAAGCGTCAAGCGAACACGTTTATTTTCCATCACTTCATTTTCCCTCCCGCTGGTGTGTAGTTCTCCCTTCTGTCTTTATTATACAAACGACAACAAAATTATTTGCGTAAATTGGTGAGCGTTTCGTTACTAGCACCTGGAGTAACCGCAATTTCTGCAGACAAAACATCCTTCCTCACGTTCCATGATAGCACCGCATTCACACAATAAGCTGGGATCAATGGGTTCTTCTGTTGGACCTTGAGAACCGTTGCGTTCTTTCTTCAGCATATCCTGAATCTCAGCAATTTTATAGGCTATAGCTGAAGCGCAGGATTTGCCAGGAGAAAGTTTTCTCCCTTTACCTTTGGCCAGCATATAAGCAGGACAGGGATGTGTACTTAGCAACTGCTCAACTATTTCGTCCACAGCGATACCTCCACGAATAGCCAGACTGATCATCCGAGAAGTAGCTTCAGTATAGACCAGACATCCGCCATCTGAACCGGTAGTGATAAAGGTTTCGATAATTTCACCATTATCTGGTCGATAATTCACTGTAAGGTATAACTTGCCACAACCAGTATCGAGCCGGTAGGTCACGCCATGGGTGCTGGCTGGTCTGGGTAAGATTTCGCCTCGTTTTAAGGTGTGTTTTTCTCGAGGCTTATCCTTTCGTCCTTGTCCTATTGTGACGGTCCCCTCTTTACAGCCGTCACGGAAGATAGTAATGCCTTTGAGCCCAAGCTCGTAGGCCATTTTGAAACACTTATCAACGTCTTCTATGGTAGCATGATTGGGCAAGTTAATAGTTTTACTGACAGCATTATCCACATATTTCTGTACTTCGGCCTGCATCAGGATATGATCTTCCGGCGCAATATCCTGAGCTCCTTTGAATATGCGTTGAATCTCTAGAGGTATTCCCTCCACGCCTTGACAGGTGCCTTTTGAGGCTACCTCTTCCAGAACACTGTCTGGAACGCCGGCTTTTCGACAGGCTTCCAGGAATAATGGACTGACCACTTCAAAGTCACCGGCTACGTTGGTAGCTTTTTTATAAGCTACAGCAAATATCGGTTCTATACCGTAACCTTCGCAGCCGGCTATTGTAGTTACCGAACCTGTAGGCGCAATGGTCACTCTAGTAGCATTTCTGATTTTCTCATCAGGGTAATAGATACTGTTTTCCCATTCGGGAAAGCAACCTTTTTCCTCTGCCAGGGCACGGGACGTTTCTCTAGCTGTTTGCTGGATAAGCTTAGCTATCTCTCCCGCATAACGCCTGCCTTCGTCGGAATCGTAAGGTAGCCCGGCCCGGATCAGGGCATCAGCCAGTCCGGTAAATCCCAGACCAATTTTTCTGGTGGCCCGAGTAGCTTCTGCAATCATTTCGAGCGGATACTCTGCTATATCGATGAGGTTATCCAAAAAGCGCACGCTGACAGCCACTACCTCTTGCAACTTGGCTCTGTCAATACGGTT